GCCTCACCGCCGAAGCTGCCAAGTGGTTGGAAGACCGCACGGACAAGCAAGGCTTCCTGATGCCCGCCTACCTCCCTATGATTGAGACTCCCACGCCGTGGACCAGTCTCCGGGGAGGCGGGTATCGGGGGACGCTGGAGGGTAAGATACCCCTCACCAAGCGTACCTTCCCCGGCCAGCTTGATGCCCTCAAGACATCGGACCTTCGGACCGTCTACGCCTCGGTCAACGCCATTCAGGAGACTGCGTGGCAGGTAAACGGGGACGTTCTCGACGTGATGAAACAAGTCTGGGACAGCGGGAGACCGTTCCCCGGGGTTACCAACCGGGAAGACCTGCCTATGCCCCCCAAGGCTTGGACAGGTGACCCGAGCGAGGATGAGCTTCGTTCGTGGAAGTATCAGGCGCGGACGGTCTACGAGGCCAACGCCAAGGCTCAATCAGCAAGGTTCACGATGAGCCGCTTGCTGTCAGTTGCGGAGGAAATGAGAAATGCAGAAGGACTATTCTTTCCACACCAGTTGGACTTTCGTGGACGAGTTTATGGACTTCCTATCGGACTATCCCCCCAAGGACCTGACGAGTCCCGCTCGCTACTTATATTTGCTCCGACGAATACTGAAGTGGGAGCATCACCGCCTGCTGTGGGGGCCCACTGGCTCTCCATTCACGGGGCCAATTGTTACGGTGTCGATAAAGTTTCATTTGCCGACCGCGAACAGTGGACCAACACCCACTCCGCTCGCATCCTCGCCACCGCTTCCAACCCACTGAATGACCTCTGGTGGACCGATGCCGACAAGCCATGGAGCTTTCTTGCGTTCTGTTACGACTTCAACCGGTGCCTCTCCGGGGTTGAACAAAGCCGCGTTCCTATCGCTATGGATGGATCATGTAATGGCCTCCAACACTACGCCGCCCTGCTCCGAGACCCCGTTGCAGGGGAAGCCACCAACCTCACGCCCTCCGAAACACCCCAAGACATCTACGGGCGCGTTGCAACTCGAACTACCGCTCTCCTACGTGATAGGGCGGAGCAAGGCGACTGGGTTGCTCGAAGCTGGCTGGACTTTGGTATCGACCGTAGGATCACCAAGCGGCCCGTCATGGTTCTACCGTATGGAGGAACCCGGATGTCCTGTATCCAGTACACCCGTGAGGCCGTGGTGGAGTCTATCACCACCTACGGGAAGGATAACCCGTTTGGTGACGAGGTAGGTAGATACTCTGCCCAACTGGCAATGGTGATCTGGGAGGCCATCGGTGACGTTGTAGTCTCCGCTCGTGCCGCCATGGAATGGCTTCAGGGTCTATCGAGGGTCCACACCTCGGCTGGCCTCCCGCTTATGTGGCAGACACCGAGCGGGTTCCATGGGTGGCAGGCGTATGCCCAGACCAAGATGGAGCGGATCGACACCATCTTCGGCACACTGGGGCGGGTCGCTGGGGCCTACTACGGTGACCTCCCGCTGCTCGATGGTGGGCGACAGTCTCTCGCCTTCCCTCCTAACTTCGTCCACTCCCTCGACGCTTCGGCCTTGGCCCTGACCATCGCTGAGTCCCGCCGTCAGGGGATCACCCAGTTCGCCTGTATCCATGACAGCTTCGGCACCACCGCGGCTAACGCTGACAAACTGGCGAAGATCATCAGGGAACAGTTCGTGGGGATGTACGAGAACCACGACCCGCTCCACGATCTGTGGACCAACGCCAAGCGGATGGGGCTGGACGTTCCACCCCCACCAGTGAAGGGCGCTCTCGATCTACAGGAGGTGCATAACAGCCTGTATTTCTTCGCCTGATACCTACCAAACGCCATTTAACCCACACATACACCAATCGCTCAGAAAGGTTCATTCCAATGAAGCGTAACACTCTAACGATCCACATGGGAGCCTCTAGGTTCACCGTGACGATCCACAAGCCAGCCGGTGATGATGTGTTCGACATCAACGCCATGACGCCCCCGGAGAGGGGTAAGTTCTTCCGAGCGTTCCGTTCGGGAGTGGACCAGTACCTCGGAGGGAAGTGAGATGAAGATCAGTGTCAATCCCAAGGCCCTACCAAGTCCTGACCAGCCAGCCCGCTTCCCGGCTCTTGTACAATCGAAGAATGGTCAGGCTGTCCTCCTGTTCCTTGACCCTACCAAGGCGTTGGTCCTGAAAGCTCCACCCCATTCCAACTGGATGGGTGGGGCCGTGACTACCGACGCAGCTACCCACTGGAGGGATGGGGCCTATATCCCCTTCCACGGCTCAGTGACCTTCGAGGCCCCGTGATGAACCGCGACCTCATCGTCAACGTCCAATCGGAAGCAGCCTCAAAGGCCGCTTACGCCGTCATCGACACTCTCCAGTTCCATCCTGCCCAGCACCAGATCGCAGCTATGGCCGCAGTCTTCGTCCTGCTGATGGACCACTACAGCATGGACATTCCTGACATGGTTCAGGCGTTCCGGAACATGGCGAATGATGAAACCACCGGGGCTCAGGATAATATCCGGGCGCTCAGAATGTACATGGAAGGGGAACTGAAGTGACCAAGATCATCCTCGTCCTGTTAATCTTTGTGGCCCCTAACAAACCCCCGATGACGGCTACGTCAATCATGCCCAGCTTGGACATGTGTACTAAGGCGGCAGGGGAGTTCCTCGCTCAGGGTCCAAAAGTGTTCGACGCCGTGGCCATCGCGGCTGTGTGCGAAGTCCAGACGGTGGGAGCCCCAGCGTGATGGATGTGGTCGCAGTTTTAATCGCAGTTTTCGCTGGCGGGATCACCGGTGTACTTCTGGGGGCTCTTGTATGTCGGTTTATTCTAGCCCCTCTCATGGACTGGATGCTCAAATGAGTATGCCCCGCCCCCTCCGCCTCGCTATCCTCTACTGGAAGTCGGGACGCCCCGCTCCACTCCACATTGAAATGGCTCTCGTGGACCTAGGGTTTGAACTCTACGTCCTTGAGTCGAAGTATCGTACCTGAAACCTACCATCTGAAAGATTTAGCCATATGGCAGCGAAAAAGAAGCGCATCACAATGACCACCCCTCCGGGGCGGTTCTCCTACCCAAAGCTGGACAAGCCCGACTACGGCACCAAGGACTACCCCAAGCCAGCCGGTGAGTACTCCGTTCAGTTCATCCTGAATGCCAAGGACCCCGCCACCAAGGCGTTCCTCGCCAAGCTGGACCCCTACTACCAAGAGGCCCTCTCCAAGGGACGCGTTGAGTTCGACAAGCTCAAGGTTGAGCAGCGCAAGAAGCTCAAGAGCCTTACCGAGAACCCCCTGTTCACGGAACTCTACGACTCCGAGACCGAGAAGCCGACCGGGGAAATCAAGTTCAAGTTCGCCACCCCGGCGTCCTACAAGGACCGGGAGACGGAAGCCGTCCAGAAGGTGAACCCGCCGCCGATGTTCTCGGCAAGTGGTAAGCCTGTGAAGGGTGTCACCCCATGGGGCGGGACCCTCGGCAAGGTCAGCTTCGTCTTCGATGAGGATGGCTACTTCATCCCGGGCACAGGCTCAGCGGGCCTGAAGCTTCGACTGGCAGGGACGCAAATCCTTGAACTGGTTGAGGGTGGCCAGCGTGATGCCAAGAGCCTCGGCTTCGGTTCTGAGGATGGCTATGACGACATCTCCGAGCGGGATGTTGATAGTGATGACGCTGACCAGACTGACGACACCACGTCAGACGACGACGCTTCGGACTTCTGATGTCCCGCCGCTCCCCTGTCCGCGCTCGCGCCCTCGCTGAGGGATACCGAAGTGGACTTGAAGAGGTAGTGGCAAAGCAACTGGAGCAGGCCGGTGTGAGCCCTCGTTATGAGGAACTCACGCTGGCCTACACCCAGCCTTCCAAGCCTCGTAGTTATACCCCCGACTTCGTTCTCCCGAACGGGATCGTGGTGGAGACCAAGGGCCGCTTCGTTACAGCGGATCGCCAGAAGCATCTCCACATCCACGCTTGCCACCCACGGATCGACATTCGTTTCGTGTTCAGCAACGCCAACGCCAAGATCGGCAAGCTCAGCAAGACCACCTATGCCAACTGGTGTGACCATAATGGTTTCCAGTGGGCTCAGCGCCTCGTTCCACGAGAATGGTTAGATGAGCCCAAGAACTTCGACAGCCTCGACGCTCTTACACACGCTCTCAAGAAAGGTTCCATCTGATGTCTTTCCGCACTGTACTCGATAAGTCCCAGACCGACCTCCTGCTCGACCACTTCAAGGTCCGCTCTTCTATCTCCGCTCTTGAGGCTCAGGGTATTCTCCTGATCCGCAGCCTGTCCCGCCGCATCAATGACCTTGAGGCCAAGGGTTACCGCTTCATCCGCGAACAGTGCATGGACTCCCGGGGCCAGCGCTACGTCCGCTACCACATGGTTGCCGATAGCCGGAAGGCTGCTTGATGCGGCTTATTGAAAACAATGCCCCAGCCTCCCGCTTCATGATCCTCCTGTCCCCCGGTCCCGGGCAACCATGGACCGTGGCCAAGGAACGCTTCCATCTCCTTCAGGACGCGGAATACCACGTTGAGAAAATCATGAAGAACCCGGGCTGTAACTACTTTGTCGCGGAGGTTGTGGAAAGTGTCAGCACGTTCCGCTCGGCGCGAACCGTTGTCCGCGTCGCTCTCTGACTTCATAGCCCACGTCCCCTGCCCCTGCGGTAAGTCATCGGATGGCCTCGGTACCTACACCGATGGCCACTCCTTTTGCTTCCCGTGCGGCAAGTACTTTCCAGCGGAAGAGGGGGCTTCGGTCCCCTCTCCGTCCACCTCAAAGGAGAAGCGTGTGACGACCCTACTCAACGGTGAGCCAGACGCCCTCAAGAAGCGCGGCATCACCAAGGAGACCTGCTCCAAGATGGCCTACTGGATTGGTGAGATGAACGGTGAACCCGTCCAGATCGCCAACTACTATGCCGATGACGGGGTGACCCGGGTGGCGCAGAAGGTCCGCGGAGCCGACAAGAGCTTCTCGTTCATTGGCCGTCCGAAGGAAGCCACCCTCTTCGGTCAGCAACTCTGGCGCAAGGGTGGACGCCGGGTGTACATTACCGAAGGCGAGATCGACGCACTGACTGTCTTCCAAGTGACCGGACACAAGTGGCCCGTGGTCTCCGTCCCGAACGGGGCTCAGGGGGCTGCTAAGGCATTGGGGAGGCAACTGGAGTGGCTCAATGCGTTTGAGCAGGTGGTCATCGTCTTCGACAACGACGAGCCCGGGAAGGCCGCGGCGTCTGACTGTGTGGGCTTATTCCCACCCGGTAAGTGCTTCGTGGTCAGCCTACCCGCCGATGTCAAAGACCCCTCCGATATGCTCCAGCAGGACCGGGGACCAGAACTGGTCACGAGACTGTGGGAAGCCAAGGAGTACCGCCCAGACGGAATCGTGAGCCTCGCTGACATCCGTGAGCAGATCATCACCCCCATCGAACGTGGTCTCCCGTGGTTCCTACCAACTCTGGATGAATACACCTACGGTAGGCGGCTCGGTGAGGCGGTTGCCCTCGGTGCCGGAACCGGGGTGGGTAAGTCAGACTTCATCGACGAGCAGATCGTCTACGACCTCGTGACCCTCAAGGAAGACGTGGCCATCTTCAAGCTGGAGCAGCAACCGGTGGAAACCGGGAAGCGTCTGGCAGGGAAGGTGGCCGATAAGCGTTTCCATGTTCCGGATGGGACGTGGACCCCCGCCGAACTGGACGCCGCTCTCACCAAGCTAGAAGGTGGTGGCCGGTTGTTCATGTACGACAACTTCGGGGCCGCTGAATGGGCCACGATCAGGGAGCGTATCCGCTTCCTCGCCCACACCGAAGGCGTGAAGCTGTTCTATCTGGATCACCTCACGGCTCTCGCGGCTATGGCCGATGACGAGCGTGTGGCCCTTGAGCAGATTATGGCTGAGCTAGGCGGTCTCGTGAAGGAGTTGAACATCTGGCTCCTGTTCGTCAGCCACCTCGCCACCCCAGACGGTAAGCCCCACGAGGAAGGTGGACGGGTCACCATCCGCCACTTCAAGGGGAGCCGCAGCATCGGGTTCTGGTCCCACTTCATGTTCGGGCTGGAGAGAAACCAGCAGGCTGACGACGAGACTGAGCGGTCCACGACTACCTTCCGGGTGTTGAAGGATCGGCTCACGGGCCAGTCCACGGGCAAGACGATAGCACTCGGGTATAATCCAAAGACGGGTAGGATTTATCCGAAAGATGATGAGTGCCCATTTGATAAGGAGGAAGACTTCTAATGGGACAGAGTGAAATCAGAAGGCTGATTGAGCAGTACAAGCGCATTCATAAAGAGTCCGGATCGGGACCTCTAGTGACTATTGACGCTTCATTTATTGATCTTGTTGAACGCATTCTTAACGATCAGGCAGGGGCTATTGATGGCCTGAGAAACGGTAACTACCTTCTTCGGCAACAGGTCGAAGATATTCAGAATGATACTATGGATCGCCTTCGGGAGGTTCTGTTCGGCTAAAGGAGCCCCATGAAAGTCTTCGTATTCGACCTCGAAACAGACGGCCTATACGATCAGGTGACCAAGGTTCACTCGCTCGTTTACGCCCCACCGGAGAACCCATCTGATGTGCGCTCTATTTGGCATAGCTCCCCCACCACCGTCCAGCAGGGCTTGGACGAACTCTCCGAGGCAGACGCCATCGTCGGACACAATGTCGTCGGATACGATGTCCCAGTACTCGACAAGCTTTTCCCCCTTTGGCGTCCCTCTGGCGGTAATGGCCCCCTTGTTCTCGACACCATGCTCCTTAGCCAACTCTTGTGGCCCTCAGAGCACCTCAGAGACCGAGACTTCAAGCTCGTCGCAGACGGAAAGTTCCCCGCCCACCTCATCGGGAGATACTCTCTAGAGGCTTGGGGCTACCGCCTTGGTGAGTACAAGGGAGACTTCAAGGGGCCATGGGATACGTGGACTCAGGAGATGCAGGACTACTGCGTTCAGGACGTTCAGGTAACCGTCAAGCTCTGGAACAAGTGCCTTGAAAGGCTGACGACATGGGGCATCGACCCCTTCGACCGGAACCCCCTACCCGGCAAGGACTGTGTGCAGCTTGAACACCGAGTAGCTGAGATTATCTCCCGGCAAGAGCGCCGGGGTGTGACCTTCAACACCAAGAAAGCTGAGGCCCTCTTCGGTAAACTCTCAGCCCGTATGTTGGAACTCGAAGCCCAACTCACCCAAGCTTTCCCGCCTGATGAGGTGGAAAGCCTCTTCATCCCCAAGGCCAACAACGGCCCCCGGGGGTACGTCAAGGGTGTACCAGTTGTTCGTCACACCACGGTCCACTTCAACCCCTCGTCCCGCCAGCAGGTGGCTGAGCGTTTGAAGCGTCTCGGGTGGGTGCCCACGGAGTTTACCCCTGAAGGGTCTCCGAAGGTGGATGACGACATTCTGAACACCCTGCCCTACCCGCAGGCCAAGCTTCTCGCTGAGTACTACATGGTGGAGAAGCGGCTGGCTCAGGTGGGTGGAGGGAAGCAGGGGTGGCTGAGAGCCGTCAAGAATGGACGCATCCACGGGCGGGTCACCGTCAATGGAGCGGTCACTGGCCGGATGACCCACTCCAGTCCCAATCTAGCCCAAGTACCAGCCGTGGGTGTCCCCTACGGTAAGGAGTGCCGGGAGCTTTTTGAAGCGTCTAAAGGCTACCAACTGGTAGGCTGTGATGCCGACGCTCTGGAGCTTCGGTGCCTCGCCCACTTCCTCGCCAAGCACGATGACGGTGCATACATCGCCACCGTTCTGGAAGGGAAGAAAGAGCTAGGCACCGATATGCACACACTCAACGCCAAAGCGCTTGGGTGTTCCCGTGACGTGGCCAAGACGTGGTTCTACGCCTTCATCTACGGTGCCGGGGATTGGAAGCTAGGCTTTACATTAACGGGACAGCGGGGACCCAAGCAGAAGATTACCGGTCGGGGTAAGCAGGGCCGTACAGACTTCCTCACCAAGCTCCCCGCCATGGGTAAGCTTGTCGGGGCTGTCAAGGCAGTTGTGGCCTCTAAAGGCTACCTCGTCGGGCTGGATGGTAGGCGCATCTCGATCCGCTCTGACCACGCCGCCCTGAACTCCCTGCTCCAGTCAGCCGGTGCCCTACTCATGAAGCGGGCCGCAGTGCTCCTATTCGAGGAACTTACCCGGGCCGGTATCGACTTCTGGTTTGTCCTCAACATCCATGACGAGTGGCAGATTGAGGTGGCCCCTGAACAGGCTACCGAGGCTGGTAAGCTGGCCGCAGAAGCTATCCGCAGGGCGGGGGACTTCTACTCGTTCCGCTGCCCTCTCGCGGGGAACTACGTCATCGGGAACAACTGGGCTGAAACCCACTGATGTCTCCCGGCTATATCTACATCATCTCTAACCCTCTCTGGCCCGGTTATTCCAAGGTCGGGAGGGCTAGACGCGTCTCTGATCGCCTTCGGAATTATCAGACCTACTCACCTCACCGTGACTACCGCCTCAACCACTCGATACCAGTCCAAGACCGGTACCTAGCCGAAGCTGTGGCCCACCGCCATCTGGCTGGATACCGAGTCCTCGGCACTGAGTGGTTCGTGATCGACCCTACTGACGCCTTCACCCTCATCCACCCCCACCTCAAGGAGACTTAAATGTCCGATACAGACCGCAGCGCATGGGCTGAAGCCCTCCGTGATAAGTATGGCATCCAGACCCCTGAAGTCTCCCAAGACTGGCTGGAAGATATGACCGACGAAGCCATCAGTTCTATTTCTGTAACACCTTGGATGGCTGAATGACCGACGAGTTACCCACAGTGCGTATTATTCGCGACCACTACATATCCAAAGGCTACGTCCATGGCAGGATCAGTAGGGATGAGGTTATCATTTACATCCCTGATGGCCTCACGGATGATGACCTTTCCTTCCTTCTGGCTGATGCGGCTGAAAGACTAGCTGATGGGAATTGAAACCACCGTCATCGTCGATGCCGACTATTACATCTACCGCGCCGCTCACGCCGTCGAGCGAGCTTTTGAGTGGGAAGAAGGTGTCTTCACCAGCTACGCGGAGATGGTTGAGGGCCGGGTAGCCTTCGAGCGGGCCATCGAGGAACTGGAGGACAAGGTGTCCCCCTACTGCCGCTCTGGCTTCTCTCTCGTCCTCGCCCTGTCCGACTCCCTGCCCTCCTTCCGTAAGGACTTCTGGCCCACCTACAAGGCCAACCGGAAGGGACGCCCGCTTCTCTACACGGCCCTGCGTCAGTGGGTGCTTGACACCTACCCGAACACCTATCTCCGCCCCCGGCTGGAGGCTGATGACATCCTCGGTATCCTCATGACCAATAAGAAAATCGTTGAGGGACCCAAGATGATGGTCAGCATCGACAAGGACCTTAAACAAGTCCCCGGAAGACTCTATGACCCCAACCAAGAGGAACTCTCTGAAGCCAATGAACATTCAGGATTACTGGTATTTCTTACGCAGCTACTCACTGGGGATACTGTGGACAATTACCCGGGATGTCCGGGCATTGGCCCTGTCCGAGCCCAGAAACTACTGGAGGGTGTTGAGCATGTCGAGGATGTTTGGCCGGACATCGTGAAGACCTACGAGAAGGCTGGCCTCACTGAGGATGACGCGGTTGTTCAAGCGAACGTGGCCCGCATCCTTCTGAACAAAGATTATGATTTCAAGAACAAGGAGCCGATTGTATGGACGCCGCCCAAGTGAAGCTTCATAGAGGGGATGTTGTACAATGTATCGACCCCGTGCCCCGGCTTATACGGGGCTCATACTACACGGTGGATATGGTAGACGGCGACACCATTTCGCTGTATCATTGTCCGGGCCTGTGGGTTAACAAAGACCGGTTTAAGCTTATCAGGGGAAACAACACGGTCCCTGTCATCGGCTTTCCCCCCGGCCACTACGCCACATTTACTCCTGAAAGCGACGAGCAGCCCCCTTCCCCCATCTCGGTCCAAGTCGGTGGTGACCACTACCGCAAGATGGCCATTCAGCCGATGACCTACATCCTAGCCAACGACATCCCCTTCGCTGAGGGCTGCGTTATCAAGTACGTCTCCCGTTGGAAAAACAAGGGCGGACTCCAAGACCTAAAGAAGGCCCGCCAGAACCTCGACTTCCTGATTGAGCGGGAAGAGAAGAAGGTGTCCCAATGAGGTCCGCAAGGCTCCGGGATCGTGCCAAACAGGCGGTTGCAATTAACCCACACAATAACCTACCGCCCTCCAATGTTCCCATTAAGGTTCCTATGGTGGACCCCGCCGTGGTTGCCCACTTGAACATGGTTTTCCCTGACTCCCTAACGCTCATTGATCGTCTGGGATCGGTGGACCAAGCTCGTGGAGCAAGGCGGGTGGTTGAACACCTCTTCCACCTCATCGACCAACAGGATAAATCATAATGTGCTTAGGTGGTTCCTCTCGCCCACCCCCGGCTCAAGCCCCGGCTCCCCCGCCTCCACCTCCTATGGATGCTCCCGCTTCCCCAGCCTTCAATGAAGCCAAGACCGACGCTGCGAACGCAGATGGCCGCTCTTCTGGACAACGCGCTGGACGGAAATCTCTCCGTGTTGACATCCAAGCCCCCGGTACTGGCGGCGGCAACGGCCTGACGATCCCGACCTGATATGGGTATCGCCGCTGAGCGTTACGCATCCGGCGAGTCCGACCGCAACCCGTTTCTTCAGCGGGCTCGTGACTGCGCCGCGCTAACCATTCCATACATCGCCCCCGATCAGGGTGCATCCTCCACCACCGACTTCGTGACTCCCTACCAAAGCCTAGGTGCTCGTGGTGTGAGAACGCTGTCATCCAAGCTCCTTCTCGCTCTCTACCCCAACACCCCATTCTTCAAGTACGTCATCGACGACCTTGCCCTCGGGGAGATGAACAAGAAAGGCCAGACCGACACCAAGCGTGGTGAGGTTGAGGCCGCTCTGTCCAGTCGTGAGAAGGCTGTAGCCTCCGAGATGGGTCCCGCCCTGTTCCGCCCGTCCGCCTCAGTTGCCCTTCAGCATCTCTTGGTGACCGGGAACTTCCTCCTGTACGTCCCCCCTGAAGAGGGCCGGTGCCGTGGCTGGAGGCTGGATCAGTATGTGGTCACCCGCGCCCCTGATGGTCGGCTGATTGAGTTTGTCATCAAGGAGGCAGTCGCCCCCGCCAAGCTCGATCCCGAAATTATCGCAGAGGCGGGGCTGGAAGATGACAACCGTGATGAGAAGGACCGCCCCACCCCCGGTGATGACGGTAACCTCGATCTGTACACCTATGGCGTCTGGGACAACCAGAAGTCCAAGTGGCTTGTCCATCAGGAACTCAATGACGTGGAGCTTGAGAGCACCATGGGTGAGTTCGATGAAGACGAGCTTCCCTACATCGCCCTCCGCCTCAACTCGCAGCCCGGGGAGTCCTATGGCCGCTCTTACGTTGAAGAGTACCTCGGTGATCTGGATGCTCTTGAAGGGCTCACCCAGTCCATCGTTGAAGGCTCTGCCGCCGCAGCCCGTGTGGTATTCTTCGTCTCCCCGAACGGGGTTACGGAACTACGCGTGGTGGCTGAGGCTGAGAACCTCGATGTCGTTTCTGGCAATGCCGAAGACATCAGCACTCTCCAGTCCAACAAGCAGCAGGACCTCGGTGTAGCTCAGCAGCAGGCTCAGTCCCTCGCTCAGAGCCTCGCCTTTGCCTTCCTGATGAACGCGGCAGTCCAGCGTGGTGGCGAACGTGTCACCGCTGAGGAAATCCGCTACCTCGCCAATGAACTCGATGCAGCCTTGGGTGGCATGTACACCCTCCTTGCGGCTGAGTTCCAAGCCCCCGTGGTGCGCCTCTTTGAGAAGCGTATGGAGAAGCGCCGTAAGGTCCCTCCCCTGCCCAAGGAGCTTGTCTCCCCCATGATTATCACGGGGCTGGAAGCCTTGGGGCGTGGTTCCGATCAGCAGAACATGAAGATGTTTGCCTCGGACATCATCCAAGTCCTCGGCCCTGAGCAGGTGATTGGCGTCCTCGATGCCTCTGAGTTCATCAAGAGAGCCGCTGCGGCCTACGGTATCGACACCGCGGGCCTCATCAAGACCCCTGAACAAATGCAGCAAGAGCAGCAGCAAGCCCAGATGATGCAGATGATGCAGCAGCTTGGCCCTAACGCTGTGAACCAGCTTGGTGGAATGGCGCAAACCGCCATGCAAGCCCCGCCAGAAGGCGCTGGCCCACCCCCACCCCCACAAGGATAACCCCTGATGCCACGTAAGTCCTCTGAAGCCGCCGAAGTTGAAGGCTTCTCCCCTGAGAATGTTGCCACCGTCATCGCCGAAGCCCCTGAAGGCTCGGCTGTCGTCGCTGCGAGCGAAGTTCCGTATGAAGGCTTGAAGCCGGGTACGGTCCAAGAGTTCGACAACGGCCTGACGCTGATGACTAACTGATGTCAGAAACCCTGATTATTCGGGAGCCGGAGACTGGCGCTGAACGCCCAGTCCCGGTCGCCCCGGTACCCTCTAATGAAACGGTAGCCCCCGCCGATAAGGCGCTCAAGGATACCAAGGCCGAACTCACCCGTGTTCAGCAGGAGCTTGCTGCCCTCAAGAAGGGTCAGGCTGTCCCGGCTGATCCCACCCCTCCCCCTGCCGATGAAGCTGATCCACTCGCCATCCCGGAAGATACCGGAGAGGCTGAAGGTGGCGATGACGAGCAGGTAGTCCCCGGCATCGCCAACGAGGCTTTTGAGCCGTGGCGTGAAGAGTATACCAAGACCGGTGATGTCTCCCCAGAGAGCCGCACCGCCATCGTGGACCTCCTGAAGGGCAAGGGCTTCGCGCCCGACCTCGCCAAGCAACTCGTTGACGATTATGTCGAGAGCGCCAAGGTCCGCGATAAGGCCGCTCAGGCTCAGGCTGACAATGCCGCCAAGTCCCTCATGGACGGCGTTGGTGGTCAGGAAGCCTACCAGAACATGGTCCTCTGGGCCTCCAAGAATTTCACTGAAGCTGAGCGTAAGGCTTATGACGGTGCCGTGAAGAGTGGTGACGTGGCTGCGGCCTCGCTCGCTATCTCCGGTCTACAGGCCCGCTACAAAGCTGCCAACAAGGGCACGCCCAAGATGGTGCAGGCCACCGGCCTCTCATCCCCCACCAGTGATAACTACGCCTCCATGTACGAGGTGAAGACTGATATGTCCAAGCCTGAGTACCGGAACGATCCGGCATTCCGCGCCAAGGTCCAAGCCAAGCTGGCTAGGTCCAACATCTGATGCGCAAGATTGACAAGCTGGTGATCCACTGTTCGGCCACCCCCGCTGGACGTGAGTTCACCGTGGCCGACATCGCGGCTTGGCATAAGGAGCGCGGCTTCGACACTATCGGCTACCACTACGTGATCCACCTTGATGGTCGGGTCTCTATTGGACGGCCTGAGAATCGAGTCGGCGCTCACGTAGCTGGCCACAATGCCCGCTCCATCGGTATCTGCTATATTGGTGGAGTGGATGCAAACCGTCGAACCCTAGCCCGCGATACCCGGACCCCGGAGCAGCGCAAGGCCATGGTTGACCTCCTTCTAGACCTCACGAAGCGCTTCCCCGGAGCAGAGGTTCTAGGTCACCGGGACTTCCCAAAGGTCGCCAAAGCCTGCCCCAGCTTCGATGTTAAATCGTGGTGGGCACGGGTCTTGGCATCTCGCACCCAACCCCCCAAGGCTACGTAAATGTTCATCGTTGATTTCGTTACGGCAAACTGGACCGGCATCATGGCCGTGGTCCTTGCCGCTCACGGTCTCGCACTGGCCGTCGCGAACCTCACCCCCACTCCAAAGGACAATGAAGCCCTCGCTAAGGCTTATCGTGTTGTCGAGTGGGTGGCGGGTATCATCACCACCAAGGCCAAGCAGTGATTAAGCACCTTCTCGCGGTCCTCTCTACGGTCCTTTCACTCTTTGATCGCCTCTTCACGAGACTCGATGAGGAAAGATTCAGACGGCAGGGAGAGGACCGCTTGAAGGCTGCTCAAGCTGCCGAAGCGGAGAAACAACGCGCTAATGTCCGCAAAGTTCGCGAAGCTCAGCGTGTTGCTGATCGCTCTCGCCCTGACCCCCGCCTGCACGACGATGGGTTCCGGAGGGACTAAACCCTCAACCAGTACCATCCTCATGTGTGACTCTGTGGACCCGATCAGGTGGTCCCGCAGTGACACTATCGAAACCGTTCGGCAGGTTAAAGAGTTTAACGCTGCCTATAAGGAGGCTTGCCTTGGGACTAAATGATTATACGCTCGAAGAGTTTGCCGAAATGCTGGCTTACGCCGAAGACATCGGACTGGATGACCACGCTGTCTATGATACGCTTCAGGCACACTACGACGCTCGGCACGCTGCCAAGATTCTCTTCCTTGACCTCTTCGACGGCGTTGAGTGACCTCGTTCGCTGTTCGCCCGGGACGGCCATCTGACCTCCCGGCTATTAACGTCCTCCGGGCTGCGCTTAAACACTTCGAGCTTCAGTTCTCGTCTGGCCCCTTCACCCCACTAGACCCCACCGCAATCCCCACTCTCGTAGCCTGTATCGACGATGTTCTCATCGGCTACCTAGACGGGGTGATTACCGGTCCCGCCCGTATCGACCAGCTTTACGTTTGTGAAGATTGGCGTGAGGGTGGTGTAGGGGCTAGCCTCGTGGATACCTTCCTCAAGGTGGCCAAGTTCGCAGGTATGCGCAAGTGTTCGGTCTATGCCCTCTCAGCCAACTCCACGGCCCGCACGTTCTACCATAAGCAAGGCTTCAGGTATGTCCAGAAGCGGGCTAAAGGGGAACTGGCAGAGTACTCGAAGGGTCTCTGAATACGCCGTAGCAAGCGTTGGGGTCGCTCCCCGGAATTGCTACCTAACTGGCCTTTGATTGCCCCCGGCTAAACACCCGGGTCACTAAACTGGAGTCCCCCGTTCGTGGTTACGGGTCATTATCTACCACATCCGGATCAGAGCCAACCGGGTTATGAAACTCTGCTTAAACTGGGGGCACGAAAGCGCCCAGTACCAGAACC